AAATGTGTTTGAGCACATTGTTCACAATGACGGCATAGTCTTGAATTGTTCCGTAAGCCATATAAGTTGAATTTTAAAGGTTACTATTAAGCAGTGTTCAAGAATCGGACAAGAATCTTCTTGTCTGTGTTTGTTCCGTAAACTCCGACCTGCTGTACGATACCAGTTGCGCTGGTTGTTCCAGTGTTGTTTACGATTCCTCCGTTCGCACCGAGGATCATCTTCTGACCGTTGTGGGTAGCATCCGAATTGTTTGTTGAATCAGCAATCCAAACATCGTTCTGAAACGCTTCAATCACAGGAACTATTGCTAGTGCCTCCGCTGCAGCGATAGTCTGGTTACAAACTCCGATCACTTCTGCGACAACAGTCGAAGAGGTGGCTAGAATTGCAAGTCCAGAAGAATATGCCAATACATACCCCTTTGTCATAACAGTAGAGGTACCTTTAGCGACATCCTTTAGAGAACGTGTAGGATTTTTGATTACGGCTTGTATGAAGCTCATATATTTTCAAAAAAATTACTTGAGGGTAATTTATTCTGAAAGGAGTTCAACAGCTTTCTCTTCTGACATTCCGACAGCTTTCATCTCCTCGATGGATTTCTTCATCTCGGGTGAGTATTCAACTTTCCCTCCAGTTCCACCAGGGAACTGCATGGCGTTGACTTTCTCTTGAACACCGGCGCCTTTCAGTACGCGCTCTTGGATGGTTTCCGAAGGACGAAACATCGTCTCGTATGCCATTCCAAGGACTGCCTTGAGCTCTTTTCCGCTTTTGCCTTGCCAATTGTAGTTAGCATCGACGAAATCGAAGAAGACCTCTCGAACATCTGGATCGCTTAATTCCTTAGTTTTTTCTACGAAATTCTTGATATCAGATGCCACTTCTTGCGTCAGCCGTTCTTGCTGAATAACTTCCTTAATGTCTTCTTTAGTAGCTCCTCCGAGCTCTTTTAATCGAGCTTGGTCCGCTTCTAAAGCGAGCTGTTCTGCTGATTTCTCCGTCCCAGGTTTCAATTCCTCAATCTTGGGTTGGATAATTTTTTCCGGGGCACCTAGAGTCCGCAGTTCGCCTTTGGCCTTTTTGATGTCTTCGGAAATCGCCGCTTTTGCTTCGGGAGTGGTAGCAGCCTTTCGCCTTTTTACAAGATCGAATAGTTCAATGCGTTTTTCATACGCTTCGTCAGATTCAAACTTGCCCTTGTTAGGAATGCGAAGTTCTGATTCCCCCGTCTCGCCAGTAGCTTGAGAGTCGCCGGATGTCTCTCCTGTAGATCCTGTCTCTCCGGTTGGAGCGTCGCCGCCGTCCGCAGGTCCAGTTTCCCCAGTCTGACCTTGAGGCTGTGCCTCAAGAGTCTGTCCAGCTTTTAACGAATCAATTGATGCGTTCAGTTCTGCATCGAGAGCTGACTCATCGTTCGCTTCATTGTTTTGTGGTGCATCACTCATATTTGTATCCGACCGTATCGTGGTCGTGACGTTGAGTTACTGATAATTGTATAACCTGTGCCGGATTACGCAAGTGGTTCCTTGCTAATCGAAGGATGGTTGGCGACCTTTGTGAGTTTCATTTTAAGAGATTCGAGGTTGACGGAACCTTCATTCACAAATGAAAGGGCATGACGCTGAAATCCTCCGGGAGTCGATTCATTATATTTACCGATAGTAACCGCATACTTCAATGGGATGATAATGAGATAGACTTCCTTATCTTGAGACTTGTAAAACAAGAACTTTTTCTTTTTAGGAAAGATATTATTGAATACCTCAAGAAGATCTTCTCGTTCAACAGGAAGACCGCATACTTTGTTGAAATAGACAGGGGCAGTTTCTGTAGTCGCAGCAAGAATCTTTCCATCATTGGTCTTTTCATCCTTTACTCGAGGATAGAAATAATCCTTCTGTTCTACTTCTTCACCGTCAGTGTCTTTCAAAACAATCTGTCTCTTCTTCGCTTCAAGAGCTGCTTGTTTCTCCTCTTCTTTCTTTATCTCGTTTTGCTGTCTCTCTGATTCGATCTTCTCTTCTTCTTCGCTGATAAGAGTATCGAGTTCGTCTTCGGTAACATCATCCTTAAATTCGATCTTCAACTTCTTCGCCTTCTTTTTTTTCTCTGTAAGAGACATATTTTAAAATGGCTATCCTGCCATCAAGGGTTCTTAATATTAATTCTTTCTCTTGAATAAGCCTTTGAAAGACTCATACAATCGACTAATAAACTTCTTCTGATGAGGAGTGATTTTCGATTTCACTTCTTCCAGATACTCTGCCGTCAGAGTGAATACCGGCACATCTTTATTTATCTTTGCGATCTTCATACCTTCTTCAATGATCGCAAACTCGACCGGGTACGGATGCGTGTAATCCAGTCGGATCTCTTCTCCTTTCTGGATATCACGGTCCGCACGCACTCGGAGTTGCCTTGTCACTTCGACCACATTCACTCGATCCGTCTCGACGAATACCGCTTCAAGGACTTCCGAATTCACCTGACCAACGAGCATGGTCATCATCTCATCAGCACTGATTTCAAATTCATCACCTGACGGAGTAATGAATTTCATCAGCTTCTTCTGCTCCGCTTCTTCGGAGTAGTTTACTTGCACTGTGTACTTTTCTTTTTTTAGTTCTACTGCTTTTTTCATGGCATTTTAATTATGTGAAGTGCTCCTTTTCTAATATTTTCCAAGTAATCGACCATACCAGAAATCATCGACGCTTTTACGTCGAAGGTTATGGCATTTTTTATTGTTTCAAATTCAGTCTTTCCAATGAGATTCATAGACTCCTGACTTGCGACATCTTTTAGGAGTTCAATAATAATGGGAGCATGCTCGCTTTGAGCGAGCGCAATTTTCTTTTGGTTTAGTGTTTCGTTTTCCATGAAATTGGTTATTTAATTTATAAAACTATTATTGCGGAAAGAATCCGTTCCCGGCGGCTGCTCGGCCTACGCTTGCGTCAGTCGCGCTCCCCATCGGGGACTGCGGTCGAGGAAGAGATTCGGGGCTCTTTGCTCGAGAGGCTTTTGGATCATCACTCGCTGCAGGATTGACTCTTTTTTCCGGAGGAATGGTTCCAGGGGTTGCAGGAGGAAGATCGTCAGATACAGACTTCTGGAGTCCAGCCGCCTCTTCGATCTGTCGCTGTACATCGGCAGGAGCATCTTTATAAAGTTTTGCGATATCAACACCTGGCCCCTTATCAGGAATATTCTGTGGAGGTTGTAGAGCAATGATCGCATCGTAAACTGTCTTTGGAATGTAGTCGTAAATATTTTCTTTCTGGATTTTAAGCAATCTTTCAAATGCGCGAAGCTGTGAAGCAGCGGCTTCCGGGTCTGCATTTCGAAGTTCGAAAATGACATTGATCTGGTTGGTGATGATCGGAGAAATCGCCATGTAGTTCTGCTTCTGGATCTCGATCGAAGGCACGAGCATAGAATCAGGATCAATAACGAATTCGAGGTACTGCTTTTTATGACCATGCTCACCCATCTCATCAAAGAGTTTCTTCGCTGAAATAGTTCGAGTTGGAACATCCTCAAGGAGTTTTCCTTCGGAAGTGAAATCGAAATTAAGACGGAGGTTTCGGGACGCCGCTGCAACATATCCAACCACCTCATCATTATCTCCGCGGACCTCTTGCGATTCGATAAAGTAATCTGGATTTGCCTGCGCGAATGCCTGCACATCCTCGTCAGAGTCGATCATAAATACCTTGTCCACCGGATAGGTCTGTTCGATCCATGACATCGCAATATGAGCATCAGTCTGGAGTGCATTCATCATCGAATTCTTCGGAGGAGTGAGACGGTTGTATGCAGCTTCTTTCAAGATCACTGTTGATCCAAGGGTAGACTCGGCATTATTTCCGGCAACGATATTGTTGATACCGGTGTTCTCTTCAATTGCCTGCTTTTGCTGTTGTGCGAACGCGATTCCTTGCTGGATATTTCCGGTAGTTTTCACTACGTCGATATTGGTTCCCGGGTTCTTTGGGTTGATGAAGTTCGGTGATCGCTTGTATGTATTGGTACCATTCTGAACCTGTGGTCCGAAAAGAAGAGGGAAGATTTCCGCTTCCACTTGCTGCGCATTAAGTGAGTTAATATAGGTGAAAAGAGCAGTATTTCCTCGCATCATTTCATAGATTCCCACACCGTATGGATCGAGAATATTCTTTGAGAAGCATCGAGCAACGACGATAGATCCGTAATTCTCTTCATTTGGAAGTTCTCCATCGAAGATCACGAATTTTCCACACTTCACGATGTATCGGTTCAAAAGTACATTTTCGTAATATCCGATAGTGACAGAGTGTTCAGCTTTCACCTGATTCTCATCCTTTGCTTCATCCGAGGTAGAGCAATACTCGAGCTTTTTCTTATTTTCTTTTGCCCCTGGAACCATCTTGAAGAATTCATCTTTCAGAATATCCTTCTCGTAATAGACTTCGAACTGTGACCAGTAATCTCCAACAGTCTGTCCAAGACCAAGCCATGTTCGATCTGGATCCATCGGTTCTCGATAGATGTCATCAAAAAGAATTTTGTCGATCCCGTTCCTCTTCACCGATACGCGGCGAGGATAGGTACGGAACGCCATCCATCCGTAAGTGAGAAGATTTTGATATGAACGCTCGAGAGTATTCTGTCCATTTCCACCTTTGAGAACCCATGTGCGCTTCCACAATTCGTAAGCTGCTTTCGCATACACCTTGTCATCACAAACCACTTGCGCATCAGGTACTTTTCCAGCAAGGACCGAAGTAGCAATAAGAATCTTCGAAAGAGCGATAGGCTCCTGTGAAACAGGAACTCCAGATCGGTTCTGATCTCGATCTCCGAGCTTTTGAGGATAGACATTGATGTCATACGCACCGTTCGACATCTTGTTGTACATGACCATCGAACCCCATCCGGTCTTTTCATAAATCTTTTCACCGTAAGAAACGGTAGTATTGATGATATTCAATTTGATCTCCGCAGAAAGCGCATCGAATCGTTCTCGATACTGCGACTTCTTCATGTCTTTCTTTTTCTGTTCTACAAATTCGTATGATAGTTTGTCTTTATCAAGAGACTTCTTTTTTACAACCTTTTTAGGGTTGGTGCCATCATCAAGTGTGGTGATGGGATCGGAATCTTCTATTTCTTCTTTCATGGGGCTAATTGTAATCTTTATTAATTGGTAAAACAAGTGGCAAACTGTCAATATTTCAAATATTTCACTTCAATTCCATATTTTTTTTGCATTTTGTATCTCAAAAACTCTAAAGTGGGGGGACTTTTCCTCTTTCTATTCTTTTTTGACCGATGTTCTCGATGAAAAATGACATTCTCACCTTCTCGCAGATTATGATGAAGAGATTTGTATCTCCGCGCCATGTGATTTTCACAACTCCCGGACTCCCTCCAGACTCTCGATCTTCTCCATTGCCGGCATGGGCATCGTAGAAGGCTGCGACTCCCCGAAGATTGATTTCATGTGAGAGAATCCCTCCCCTGGACCGGAAGTGTCCACATATTTCCCGATCTCTTGGAGAACCGCATACCCGATCGCTGATGCCATCACCACGTCATCGTTCTTTCCCGCGAGAGCTTCTGGACGCCCTTTGGCATTGCGGAGGAATGTCACCATTTCAGAAAGAAGAGAGGAAGCAAAGCCACTATTTTTCCGTAGAAATACCGCTTTGAGCGCAGCAAGACAAAACGGCCGAGTGGCGGAGGTAGTCTTCCACCCGAAGAACTTCGTCACGTTCTTAGTGATGTCATCGAACACTTTTCGATAGTAGAGGTTGATATATCCGAGCTTGTCCAACCCATCATTCACCCACAATCCGTCCTTGTTGGACTCGATCGCAAGAAGCGCCCAGTTATAGAATTTCCCGATATTGTATGCGTCCGTAATGAATTCATCCGGCGCCACATTCGATCGGTACACTCCGTCACATTCTTCCGTCTGGTGATTGATGATATAAAGCACCTGCGCGTCCCCATGTGCGAGACCTTCCGCGGTATCTCCTCCGATGATATATCTCGTTCCGAGTTTCGGTCTATTGAATAGCTCCAAGCGCCCTGTGGATAGCTCTTGAAATACAAGATCCCCTGCGGCATTCAAAATCAACTCTCCTCGGGTTCCTGGGGTTGCGGTAGCAAGCATAGAGAACACTTTGCTCGTAGGAAAATATGTCTGACCAGTAGAAAGGAACGCTTCTTCCGGAGTGGTCGGGAATTCTTGGTGTAATTTATGCACGGCGTCAGGAGAGTTTTTTCCTCCCATCTGCAGATATTTCATGTAGTAATAAGTGATCTCCTTGTCGGTCAGGTTGTGCTCTTTCTGGTATTCAGCGAAATCAATCTCTCCCACTTCCATCGAGGAGACGGGGATGTTTTCCGAGATCTTATCCATTTCCATGTCGTCGTACTGCCAGTTATAAAAATGCGGTAGGAACTTGACCCGGGAAAGCATCGGGGTGATGAGATGGCGTGTCAGCCAATTGTCGTGGAACATCTCATAAAATCGACCTGCCATACCTTCCGCTGTGGACTCAATAAAAATGAATCCGTCCATCGGCACTGCCGGGAATGTTCCCGTCTCCACCTCCAAAGCCTTCTGCGGATAGGCAACGCAGAGCTTCGCAAACTCGGAGATGTGCACATAGAAATAGGTTCCAGATCGTCCGGATGAGGATACCTGCAAGCTCGAGGTGGAACCTTTATCGGGCCCATAGTCGATCACTGCCTGGATCTTTTTTGCGGAGTTTCGTACCAATTTGAAGTACGCCCCTTTCACCATCTCCGCCATGTTTCGAATGGCATAGTCGATTTTTCGATCGAAGATCTCTTTCGCATCTTCCACCTTATGAGCAATCACAAGCCCCTCTCGGTTGGTATGAAAAAGAATCTCATCGAGAATATACAAGTCGATGAAGGTAGTGAATCCAAGCTGACGGGATTTGAGCACGATATGCCGATGATAAACGGAGCCTGAATTTACGAGAAAATTCTCAAAGAAGTGACTCTGCGCTCGGTTCATTTTGAACAGTTCTCGGGTACCGCTTTTCGTCACGATCCAATAGAGATTCGTCATTCTCCATCTCTTATCATTGATGAGTTCGGGATTTGCAACGAGTTGTTGGACGATTTTCTCGTCGTGCTCCTTTTGAAATTGGTAATTGCTCATTTTTTAAAAATCCAAATCAGGTTCAACGACAGTAGCCTCGATTGGAGGGGTGGCGGGAGCCGCTTTGGTCCCGGGCATATTGATAGTCTGGTTCTCGACCTTTTGAATGATGGCACGACGCAATGGATTCTCTTCGGGGTCCTTGGTCCTTGCTGGAGCACGACTCTTTTCAATACGGTCCCAAGCAGTCGATACAGCATTCACTGCGCTGTTCAGTTCGGTGTTGGAGAAGTCTTTTACCCCTCGGATCTGGTATTCAGCGAGGATAGCACCGAGAACATTATGAGATTTGGTAGCAAGGTCCAGCATGGCGTTCTGGTATCCCTCCGTTGATTCGATCTTATATTTAGCATTCTCTGCCATATTTTTTGAGTATCCGGAAAGCAAAGCCATCTCTTTCTTGCTTCTACCCCCACCGGTGAGACGACGATGAGCGTATGCGTACTGTTTTGTTGTAGATCCATTCTTGGGTCTTTTGGGCATGTGAAAATCATACCATGAGAATTTTTACTTGGGAATTTTTTATGGGGACTTTTTATATGGGGATTTTTTATGGGGGACTTTTTTTATACCGAAAGGAAAGTTTATTTCTAGCGAGGGGGTACAGGTACTTTTTTATAAATGAAAGGGGGAGGGTGATCGAAAGGGGTGATGGCCTCGCCTTTTTTTCTCGCCCTCCAAACACCACGCACCACAACAATGCGCTCTCTTTTCACATCATCATCACAAAATGGGCATCGCAAAAATATGGCTAACAATATAGAGACGCACTTGACAAAGTGTCAGGGGCATGGGGGCACAAGATTTGAGAAAAAGTTAATGCTTCATATATTTTAAAATAATCCTTACACGGAATTATATTTGAAAAAGTATGCCCTTATGCCCCGTTTAGAGAGAATATGGCCAAGGTAAGCCGTAAAAGACCTCGGGGCATAAGCGGGGCATAAGCGGGGCATAACTCTTATGCCCCGTTTGAGCCTTATTCCTGCGTGGCCTGTTTTCAGAACTTTTGACGCTGTTTCATGTGTAACACATTTTTGATCAGAAGGCTCGACGAAAGTTAGCCATATTTTAGGGGCATAAGAAAATGAAATTCTTATGCCCCGCGTCTTATGCCCCGTTATAAACCCTACCTATAGTCCTACCTTATGGGGATTACATAACACATATATATAACGTCAAATAAAAGGCATAAAAAAGTTATCCACACCCCACACTATAATGACACTTGACACCGACACCGACACCATATAAGATAGGTAATAGAGGGCAGTCGAGCTCTCACAATTAACAACAAAATAACCACATAACAATGCAAACAAAATTAAGAATGATGACGGAAGAAGAGCGAGAAAGCAATATAAAAGAAATGATTATAGAGCAGAGAAAATCAAACTTTTGGAGGGGCTTTAGAGCTTCATTGCTTTGTACTCTACCCATCATCGCGGTGCTTGTGTACCTTACCTATAAGTTGGTAATGGTAACCGTTTAAGCAGTCAGTGGCTTGTGTCCTCTCACCATCATTTCTACTCACAAGCGGGAATGATGGTGAAAGGAAAAGACCTTATCAAATAACACTATCAAAATGAAATACTTCAAATTAAAGTTTAAGGACGGCACGATTGAGATCAAGAAAGCGGAAAGCGTCTTAGCTCTTATCAAAGAGCATGATCTTGCAACAAAGAAGCATATCAGCACTAGTATCTTTGAACTTTCCGGCGAACAGTTGGCTATTGCGCAGTCGAATGATTCAGAATAATAACAGCATTATCAAATAAATTAATATCAAATATATGTCTATAAAAATGCACAAAGAGGGATGGTATTGCGCAGTCGGTAAGATTTACGGGATCACAGTGTGCGGTTTCGGTATTACACACGAACTGGCTTTGCGTGACGCGCTGGGCCTTGATAAATAACACTATTAAAATGAATACAAAAATACCAGACGAAAAAGGATACACACAAGGAGCATGGAAGGGAGCAATGTTTGATCGCAACCTTGATATAAAAGAGATCGCGGAACGCATAAAGCATTTTTGCAAGAAGCAATATCCCACTTGTAAGTTTTCTATCACTATACAACGCTACAGTGGCGGGCAAGCTATGCATCTTGCACTTATGGGCGCACCATTCGACATATTCGCAACACCGGAAATAGAGAAAGTACCATTCTCATTCTTTGGAGGGGTAGAGCGAGGTCTTGAATACTGGAAAGATAGCATCACGCGAGGACATCATCAGGTAAATAGCTATCATTTGAAAGATGATTTTTACCTAAATGAAAAAGGAAAGGAGATTATGCGGTTTCTTATCGACGCGACAAATGTCTATAACTACGATGACAGCGATGCGCAGATTGACTATTTTAACACTAACTTTTATACCCATTTCGCGGTCGGCAAGTGGGATAAGCCTTTCACCATCAAATAACATGACAAACATCACACAAGCATACAAGGATCTCATGGAAGCGGATCGAAAGATAAAGAAGCGACACCGATACGCATGCGGGATCGAACAGGAAGCAGACGCGGAGCAGTTAAAAGACGGGAAGGCATCGCTCTTCTTTTCTTCGCCGGACGGCCAGAACGGAGAATTGTATTTCGAATTGCAAAAGCTAGGGTGGTCTGGCGGTGGATACAAAGCGCCCTACGATTGGAGGATATCGAAAGACGGTGACATTATTCAGTATTGCGAAGGGGATATCTATTTAACAGCCAACAACAAATAAAATGACCATCACACTATCAAAGAAAGAAGCGGATATTCTGCTCTCGATACTTGAAAACAAGTCCGAAGAAATAGGAAATTTCGATATGGGGGAAGACGAATCAGAAGATGACATATCGACAATCGACACCATCATCGACAAGATCGAAAATCCGCAAGACATGTCGCGGAGCGATTGGGAAAAGATGGGGTTTAGAAATGACTGGGGGTTGCTACGATAATCACAAATATATGAAAATTATTAAAACAAACGAAGAAACGCGCATTCTTATCATCAAAAAAAGTATCACACACGACTTTTTGGTAAACGGTAAGAAAGTAACGGTCAGAGAGTATGTCCACGAAAACAACATTATAAACGAATACGAGAATGACGCCGACATTATCGGGGATACACGCCACCTAACAAACGAGGAGCTTGAAGCAATCGGCGAGAATTTAACAGAAAATCTCCTCTTGGAAGTTGGAGAGGAAACAATT